AGCGTGCCTTTGATGGCAAGTGGGAACGGATTGTCAAGATTATGGATCTTGATAACTCTTATTCATTCGTGAATGAGAATGGTAATCGCACTACTCTAATTCCAGAGAAGTGGGTAACGGTCGGTGTTTACGACTATCTAATGGAGATTGTTGACTAATGGCTACAAATTTGAAAATCATTCGTTTTCTTAATGAAGAAATTATGGGAGAAATCGTATCGGAAAATGATACGAGCATTACGGTTAGAAATCCTGTCCGTATTGTCGTAGTGCCTTCCAAGTCTGACCCTAAAAATCCATCAGTTGGATTTGCACCATACTGTGAGTGGACCGATGACAAAGAATTTGTTTTAAGTAAGAACTTTCTGGTCTATAAGGCAGAACCTCTCACAGTATTCGTAAATCAATATAACCAGCAGTTTGGTGGTATTATTGTTCCAGATACAATTATTAAGCCTTAATGAAAAATCTTTATACGAGTGTTGAGGTATGGGGTGGTAAAATCCTATATCGTGGAATTGAAAATGGTCGTCGTGTGCGACACAAGGTGGATTACAACCCCACCTTGTTCGTTGCTTCGAATAATCCTACCAAATATACCACCATTTACGGTGAGTATGTTGCACCTGTAAAACCGGGCAACATTCGAGAGTGCCGAGATTTCGTAAAACAGTATGAAGGTGTAGATAACTTCAAGATTTATGGTAATCAAAGATATCAATACTGTTTTATTGCTGACGAGTTTCCCGGCACAGTTAATTGGGACGTTTCACAAATTCGTATAGCCAATATCGATATCGAAGTTGGTGAACCTCCAGAAGGTGGGTTTCCGGAACCGGATAAAGCAAACGGCCCAATAACTGCTATTACAGTGAAAATGTTCGATCATTTCATGACGTTTGGTTGTGGTGATTATGACAATCATCGCAATGATGTGACATATATAAAATGTTCGGACGAGTTTGATCTTATTCGATTGTTCGTTGACTGGTGGCAATCAGATTATCCTGATATCATCACAGGTTGGAACGTCCAGAACTTCGATATTCCCTATCTTGTCAATCGTATTGCCAAACTCATTGGCGAAAGTGAAGCAAAGAAACTTTCACCTTGGGGTGTGATCAACAGTAAACTAGTTGATCTTGGTATGAACCGTAAGATCAATTCTTTTTCGATACAGGGTATTGCCACTCTTGATTTGCTAGACCTTTATCAACGATATGCTCCTGATGGTAAATCGCAGGAATCATATAAACTTGATAATATCGGACATGTTGAATTGGGTGAACGTAAACTGTCTTATGAGGAGTTTGGCACGCTACACAACCTATATAAAGAAGATTATCAGAAGTTCATCGACTATAACATCAAAGACGTTGACCTTGTTGACCGTATTGATGAAAAGAACAAGTTGATTGAACTTGCTCTAACTCTTTCATATGATAACAAATGTAACTACGAGGATGTGTTCGCACAGGTACGCATGTGGGACGTGATTTGTTTTCATCATTTCAAGTCCAAGAATAAAGTATTTCCTCCTATTGAAAGACACGAAAAGGAGGCTGCCTATGTTGGCGCTTATGTTAAAGACCCTATTACTGGTTTCCATGATTGGGTGGCTAGTTTTGACGTTAACTCGGAGTATCCGTCTGTTATTATGGGGTCCAATATCTCTCCTGAGACGATTATCGAACCTAGTGCTTATAGCGATTGTATGCGTTCTATTATATCCGCTAATGTCACTGTTGATCGCCTTCTTAATCAATCTATTGATACATCATGTCTAAAGGACGAGAACGTTTGTTTGGCCGCTAATGGTCAGTTCTATCGCCGTGACAAGCAAGGATTCATGCCTGAAATGGTCGAAAAGATGTTTGCTGACCGTAAAGTCTATAAGAAGGCGATGTTAGATGCAGAAGCACAATACGAAAATGAAACCGACGAAGAAAAGAAGAAAGAACTTAAAAAGACGATTGCAAAATACAACAATCTGCAACTCTCTAAAAAAGTATCGCTCAACTCGCTATACGGGGCATTGGGTTCAAAGTATTTTCGGTTCTTCGATTTACGAAATGCGATTGCAATCACGACTACGAGTCAATTGTCAATTCGCTGGATCGAAAAATCGGTTAATAAGTATCTCAACAAACTACTGAAAACGGAGAGCGATTATGTTATTGCAGTCGATACTGATTCAGTTTACCTTGCACTTAAGGATGTGGTATGCCAGACGCTGCGTGGCGATGTTAAGGATACTGCAAAAGCCATCGCTTTCATGGACAGAGTATGCGAAAGTAAACTGCAACCTGTTATTGATAAGGCTTGCGGAGAGCTTGGCGAATACACTAACGTCTTTCAGCAAAAGATTGTCATGAAGCGAGAGGTCTTGGCAGACAAAGCAATCTGGACTGCCAAGAAGCGATACATTCTAAATGTCCATAACTCCGAGGGTGTGCAGTATGCCAAACCCAAGAAGAAGGTTATGGGTCTAGAGATGATCAAATCCTCGACGCCGACCGCATGTAGAGACAAACTAAGAGAATCCATTGATGTTATCTTTGACGCAAATGAAGAAGCTATCCAAACTTTCATTCAGACTTTCCGTAGTGAATTTGAAACTCTACCTTTGGCGGACATTGCATTTCCTCGTGGCGTCAATGGACTGGATAAATATTCAGACAAGAAAAGCATATATGGATCTGGTTGTCCTATCCATGTTCGTGGTTCTCTCATATACAATCACTTTCTTTCTACTCATAAACTTACTAATAAGTATCAACTAATCAAAGGTGGCGAGAAGATCAAGTTTGTGTTTCTGAAAGAACCAAACACAGTGCAATCAAATGTGATTGCCTTTCCACAAGGAGATATACCTAAAGAGTTTGACTTACACAAGTATATCGACTATAATACACAATTCGAGAAATCGTTCCTCGAACCACTCAAGATCATTTTGGATGCTATTGATTGGAAAACAGAACGAACATCTAGTTTGGAGGACTTCTTTTCATGACAGAAGACAATAGGTATTCGCCAGGTAAACTTTATGAGTTCAAGCCTGACGAAAAGATTACATCCGAAAATATGGTTGAACTTTGTAAGGTCATCCGTATTGGCGTAGGTGGTCATGTTCTAAAGGAAATGAGTGAGGAGTTACAAAACTATTTCAAAGAAGTAGCGTGATATGAACACAATGATTGTCAAAAGGAGAGAGATAAATTATTCTATCTTTTCGGTTGCTATTGAAGAACATAAAAATATAAAAAGTAATCTATTACATCTAATAGACAAACAAAACAAAACAACTTTGAACGGTGACGCTCAATTTTGTGAGTCCGACTGGACAGTAGACATAGGACAGGAAAGAGAATACTTTAAGTATTTAAGAGTCTACATAGACAAATATATTGAATCTATTATTATTGATAATTCTCCTAAAGACATTGAACTAAATTTTGAATATCAAAATGTGTGGTTTCAAAGATATGTAAAAAATCATTATCATGATTGGCATAATCACGAAGGAACTTGGGCAATAATATACTTTCTTGAACTGAGTGATCCAGATTTATCAACTGAATTTTTCATTCCCTTTGAAAAAGACATTGTAAAAATTAATGTAGAGGAGGGTGATCTACTAATATTTCCTGGTAATTTGTGGCATAGAAGTAGTCCTAATATGTCATCAAAAACAAAAACAGTTATAGTTAGCAATATAATGATAACTCTATAACATTCATCTGACGAAAAGGAGATTCTTATGTCAGACATTTTTAGTAATCTATTATCAGAAATCGATAACGAGTATGCAGGCATTGTTGATGATGGTGTTGCTGCTGGTGATGTGTCAGGATTCATTGGCACAGGCAGCTATGCTATGAATGCCTTGCTATCAGGTTCAATCTATGGAGGTCTACCACAGAACAAGGTTACAGCATTTGCTGGTGAGCCTTCTGTTGGTAAGACCTTTTACGCATTGAATGTGGTAAAACAGTTTCTAGAGGACAACGCAAATGGCTTTGTATTTTACTTTGAGTCCGAGTCCGCTATCTCCAGACAATTCATTGTTGATCGTGGCATTGACGCAAGGCGTGTTGGCATTGTTCCTGTGGCTACTGTGCAGGAGTTTAGAACGCAGGCAGTAAAGATTCTGGACAAGTATCTTGATGGCAAAGAAAAGCCACCGATGCTTTTTGTTCTGGATTCTCTTGGCAATCTTTCTACAGACAAAGAAATGGCAGATATTGCTGACGGTAAAGACACAAGAGACATGACCAGAGCCCAATTGGTTCGAGGTGCCTTCCGTGTTCTTACATTGAAACTCGGTAAGGCTAAGGTTCCACTAATCGTCACCAATCACGTTTATGATGTTGTTGGCTCTTATGTGCCAATGAAGAAGATGGGTGGTGGTTCTGGTCTAGAGTATGCCGCATCTACAATCATCTTCCTATCAAAGAAGAAAGATAAGGCACTAGACGATGACAATGGCAGAACTGGTGCAGTTATTACCGCACATCTAAAGAAGTCTCGTATGACAATCGAAGATAAGAAAGTTGAGACTTGGCTAAATTATTCGACAGGTCTAGACAAGTATTATGGTCTTCTTGATTTGGCAGAACGATATGGCATCGTCAAGAAGATTTCAAACAAGTATGAGTTTCCTGATGGAT